AAACCACTATCATTCACTCTATCTCTTAGCTGCTCAAAGATAGGATCACCGATACCATTCACCTCAACAAATGTGCTACAGCTAAACTCGTTTATTCTTGCTATTACCTTGCCGATGATATTTGACCAGGTATCTTTATTCCATCTCTCAATGTAATGCATCTCTCCGGTCTCATTGAATACTGACAGAACAGTATAGTCATCTGCTCTACCTATATCTAATCCTGCATACATCCGATTAGTTCTATCTGATTTGGTGATCAATGTTAGATCATTGAATAGTCCTGCACCACCATCCACGAACTCAGCCATGTACTCCTGGCGAAACACATGATCAGGTAATGTTGATCTCGCATCATCTATCTCAGTCGGATTGATTAATGGATTATCATACGATGTCATCTGAAAGGACTTGTACTGACTGTTCTGATTCTCAAGGTTGAATATCTGATGGAAGTGATTCTTACCCTTTGGTGTTGATATTAGTAGAACTTTCTTGCCACGAACAAGAACTGTTGCACGAAGTACCTCAGTCCATGCCTCATTGTCCATAAAAGCGAACTCATCACATACCAGATAGTCAAAGGTAAACCCACGAATATTATCATACCGCTCAGCACTGAAGAACTCAATAGTACTATTTTTATGCGAACTAAAAGTAAGTTCAGTTCCGTTCTTACTCTTGAATACTTGTGGATTCTCTGCAAAGGCATTCTCTATATCTTTAAATACTTTCTTTGATTGTTTGTAGATTGGTGATACCCATCCTATCTTACAGTTCGGTACATTAAAAAACCAATATAGTACCTGATTGACAGCCAACAAAGATTTGCCGAACTGTCTACCGATAGATAACACATAGTACTTATGATGTCCATTAGCTATCGATTCGTGAATCATCTGCTGATTCTGATGGGGACTGTACAGTTGCACCGAAACTGGCTGTGACATTTGTATTGGTTTGGTTTACTTCTTGCTCTGTCTTATCTTTCCAGTTCTCTTTATCGATGTTCTTCAAGGCGAAGATAGCACCACCAAAGGTAAACGTATCTAACTTGGTCTCGTATGCTATGAGTACACAGTCGATTGCTCTTTTTATTGTGTCGGAAAACTGATTACTTTCTTTTCTCCATCCATTCAAAGTATCTCTATGTATACCTAAGTATAAGCATAATCCTGTAATAGTTATTATCTGCTTCTCAGTAACACAATACTCAAAGTATTCAATACACTTCTCTTCTAATAATTCAGGTGTAGGATAGATACGAGGTCTCCCTCCATTATTACCTAACTTAAAGTAGTTTATCTTTGGTGCTGCCATTATATTACCTTCCCTATTCCTTTTAACTGATTAACAACATCCATATTTCTATCGTAATGTTCTGATACCTTTAACTTATATACTTTCTTAATCTTTGCTTGATTGCTTCCCATTGCAAATACTCTTCTTAATGGAATACCTAACTCTTTCGCTGTACTCATCATTGAAGATACAAAATGTCTCGATGATATAATGTATACTATCTTACCCTCTTTAATCTTCTTCTTAACAAGTTCTTGACCTTTGGCTGTTGATAGAGTATTATCATAATTGAACGATACCCTATTCTCATCAGCGAAGGATTCATCAACCATCTCAATAAGACCTAACTCTTTCAGCTTGTTATGTGACCAGGACTTAGCAGATAAACCACCCCATGAATCATACATTAACTTACCGCATCCATCAGAATAAGTCTTTGAACTATTAAGATCAACTTCATGTCTTGAAAGATATGAGTACATTCTCTGTATAGTATCAACCGATATAGGTTCTCCTTTGGCTAACTGATTCGCTCTGATCTTACCTACCTCAGTACCACATGAACCCCACCCATTCTTATTTGCATAATCGAGAGCAGACTTTGCGTTATTTTTTACGCTATCGGGATAATCTGAATAAGATTCAAACTTACTTTCCATTAATACTAAGTTTTAATTTTATCATTGCCATACCTCTTCTTATAAGATTAGGTTTGCATTCTTTACAGATGAACGAAGAGCATAACTCACACCATTCACATTCTTTCGGAATGATATTCTGATCCATTATAGCACATACTTTACAGATTGTTATCATGCTACCTTACAGATTGTTATCTTGTTCGTATTGTATTAGTTCAGAATGTCTGTTAAGTAAGAACTGACTGATGCAGGAAGGACATGATCTGTCTTGACCTCTTACACCATAGTAATCAAATAACCCATCTAATCCTCCTATACATTGTCCTGAAGTAACAAAGAGATTTATAACCCCTCTGTACTTTTGACATTCATTGTATTGTTCTTCTGTCATCTTATAGTATATTAATTATTGATTTTGTGCAATATTTATCCATTAGAAATTAAACATACTGATTCTGCATGAGGTTTCATCCCTTCATTACCCTCATAAGCTATGAATGTTCTACTCGGATGTAACAGTTCAATGCCTTTCTGCTGAGCAATACATGAGATAACAGATTGATCGTGTCGATGTTCATGCCAATTCCCTTGATAAGCATTTGTATGAGCGAATCCTAAGTATTCATTGAATGTATCTGTGCCTATCTTTGTATTGAAATTAAACCCCATAGCACAAGCCATGACCATCTTATAGTTCTCAGCATCCTTTCTATGCATTCCAAAATGTGCTAAACATTCATTATGAGTAAATGAAGCAATGGAGAAGCCGATGTTATCGAATAGCATTACACCATTATCTTTGATGTATTGGAATACTTCACTTGGATTCTTTGTTAAGTAAATAGCTGAATCAAGCCATAAGATAAGATTATATCCTTGCTCCCTTGCTTTCTGTATTGAGTAAGGTTTGAATGCATAAGGATACTCAGAATGTGACTTACAATTGATTTCTGAATAGTTAGTGTAATGAATGAAATCGATACCATAAGGTTTCACGCTTTCTCTCATTCTATGTGCTAACTTGTTATATCGTTCAGTATTGCTAAATGTAACTACACACATCCTGGTAGCTTTACTTGCTATATTATTTACAGATGAATAGTTATAGATTTGCCATATTAAATGTACTTTAATCTCAGACTGCGGATTCATCTGCTTAGTCCAGTCAAAGTCCTCTCCATTGTTTAAAGGTTTGAATCTTGCTTTCTTTGTCAGTTCTCTATTCCATACAGACATAACTGAAGGATACCTTTTTGTAATTCCATCATTAAGCTGTTCTGATTCATGATAGATAGACTGATCAATAATATGTCCAACACCATCGATATAAGCTAACACATCTGCATTTATAACATCTACATCATGATCAAGCAAAGGATATAACGATTCGATAAAGTTATCCAGTACATCATCATCATCATCGACAAACATGATATACTTACCGGAAGCAACATCGATTAATGCCTGTCTTTTTTCTCCTACAGTTAATCCATTAGGTTCATCATAACGAGGAGCATTGTTGTATAACACCTCAACCCCATCATAATCGATTACAAGTGATACAATGCGATTAAACAACAGATTAAACTTCTCTTGTCTTTCTTTAACTGTAGCTATTAGTATACTTAACTTCATCGTGCCATTATTAGGTTCTCAGCATTAACATGAACTACCTTAAAGCCATTGAACTTGTTAATGTAATCAATGTACTTCTGTGTCTCTTTGCCATTGGTTTCTATGCAGATCATTGAACATTGAACTCTATCTAAGTCTATCTGAGTAAGAATCTCATAGTCGATACCTTCACAATCAATAGAAATAAAATCGTAGTATCTAAATGGACTTGTAAGCATAAAATGTTCAAAGGTTATAACTTCACATTCTACAGTCTTGAATGTATAAGTACCATCCCATCTACCCATCTCGCTATCGATTAAGGTAGAGTAATAAGTATCGTTTGCATTCAGATCAAATGTTCCGTTTAAAGTTCCCATCGCTAACTCATAACAATAGACATACTTGTAATCTAAACAGTTATTTGCAAGTCTTTCGAATACATTAGGATTAGGTTCGAAGCATACTCCCTGCCAACCTTTCTCCATCAATGCTCTTGTGTTGGATAGGTCTTTACCATCATACGCTCCTAAATCCAGGAATATACCTGTCCTATCTTTAAAGTGATTAAGGATGTATAGTTCTTCTTGATTCTGAGAGTACATGGTTATTTATTTTGTATAAATTTATAATGATAAATCGGTGTTTTTATTCGCTGCTCTGTCTTTAATACTTTCGCATCGTGTATTCTCTTTGCCCATTCGTAATCCTCACCGATAGTTATCGGTAAGAACTTAAAGTCTTTAATCAGTTCTTTTTTCATTGGTGCAAGGTGATTAGGGAATCTTTCATAAATTAATTTGCCATCAACTACTTTTGATCCATAGTTAAAGTTTAATCCCATATCCCAATGAACTAAGCTATGACCATTGGTAGTTATGTACCCATTGATAGGAATCACATCAGGATCATTGTCAATCGCACACATGATTAAAAATATATAGGATTCCAAAGGTTCATCATCATCATCAAAGAATACAACATACTTACCCTTTGCTTTTTCTATTAGTCTATTCCTTTTTTCTCCTGTTGGTGTTTCTCTGTTATCTGTATCGATAACTATCTCAATGTCTTTAAATGCATTGCAATCTACTATCTGTCTATTGAGTAGATTAACAGTCTTGAGTAGTGTAGCTTCTCTTGACTGTAATGTCGGGATAAGGATTGATAGTTTATAGTCCAAAGTTCTTTCTTTTACGTTTGTTAAATGTCAATTCATCTGCTATCCACAATACTCTATCCTCTGTCTTAATACTTAATGCATCTTGAGGTGCTAACCCCCATGCAGGATGAAGATGTCTAAATAGTTTAAGGTTATCACCCATGTACTTGTAACATCCTAACTGCTTCGCTACAATGTCATTCTCAACATCGCACCATAAAGATATGTATTCGGGATGATAAATGTACTTAAATCTGTTATAATATTCTCTTCCTACGATGTGCATTGTACATACATTGTCTTTCTGATTACCATCGTTAAAGTGAATGTACTGATTCAGGTCTTTGTAAAATTCAGCACGAATAATATCATCGAATCCCTTCTTAGTGAAGATCATATCATCAGACATATTAATAAGAATATCAAAGTCATAATCGAACTGATTAATGTCTCTGTTGATAGCATCAATCTTATTCTTACTGTTACCCACTACAAAGGTATGGTTACCATCTAACACCGGAAGAGGATACATACTTTGGTCATCTTTATCAACTGAGATCAGTACATGATAATCCTCTCTGTTAGCTATTTTATCCAATATAGAATCATACCCTCTAAGAAAGTTAGATCGTCTTGATCTCGAAGTATATTTCAATAGAATCTTCATAATGGCAAAAATACACTTTTAATAGGTTCATTGAAGAATTTATCCCAATTATTTTTTATGTGTTGATTCCTCTCTAAAATAGAGATTGAAGAACTATGGAATAAGTAATCTGAATAATCCTTTGAATAGATATAGTTATCAGTACCATTCAGCATGGGATAGGCATGACGTTCTCCTAAAATTCGTATTGAATAATCTGCATGTTCAAAGCCGAAATGCATGAATTTTTCATCAAATGCACCTACCCTATCTAATGCATCCTTCCTGATATACATGAATACACCACCACATTCATGATAGTAACTGCAATGTCCATCCGTAGATAACTGCACATGATTCTTATTTAGATATAATAAATGCTCTTTGTTTGCATTAATAAAGAACTCAATCCATCCATCCTTAATCGGATAGCAGTCATCATCGAATAGGAAGATATGGTCACAATTCTTTAAAGATCTGAGACATTCATTCTTTCTAAATGCTACACCTCTACGATCTTCATCGGTATCTGTTGCTACATAAAACTTTACATTATCTGTAAAGGTATGTTTATAGATATGCTGTAAACACTCCTTTAAACACTCAGGTCGATTGTAAGTAGTTATCCCTATTCCTATGCTAACCATCTATCAAATATCTGTTTACGTTCTACATTCACTATCTTAATGTCATACCTTGCCGATACATACTCAAATAGCTTCTCTTTTAAATCTTCTACTTTATTCGGATTCTTTACCAGGTACTTAATGTTATCCTTCCATTTCTTATCGGCAGATACTAATACATTGTGCAGAGTAATATCATCACGATAAGGTATAACATTGGAGACTATCACCGCTTTCTTCTTAAATCCTGCTTCGATTAGTTTAAGCTGCGATTTGTTCCGGTTAAATTCTGTGCTGATCAATGGAACTAATGCCACATCAATAGAATCGTATAGCTTACCATAATCTAAGATCGGCATTCCATTTAGTCTCATGTATGGTTCATCCATATCTTTGAACTCTAATACTCGATTCGACATAAGTAACTCTCTATAGTTCAAGTTCAATAAATGATACCCTCCAGTAAAGCACTGCTCAATATACTTGTAATATGGATTCGGTGTTATCTCACCCTTCGCATCCTGGTTGAAGTTATAACCTGCTGTCAATAGCTGCCATTTATTCCTAATCGTTTCATCTTTATACAGCTTCATAAGTTCAGGATACAACATCTCTACATCAGCAACATGATGAACTCCTGCTACATATCCGAATCTCATTCTGTTATGTGTTGTCTCTATCGGATTCGGTTGCCATTGTTCCTCATCAGTATTAATGGCATTCGCTAATACATACACATTCTGATTGTACTCTCTTATTCTACTTGCTAAGTAGTTAGTAGTAGTAGTAATAAAGTCAGCATCCTTTAATGCTTGTATAGTATTTTCACCATATCCATTATTCTTATACTGAAGATAGAGACTGTGATTCTTTGGTAGTACCCAATAGTCATCAATGTCAAAATGTACTTTTAATCCTAATCGTTTGTACCTGGTCACATCAGACTTGATCTCTCGCAGGAAGGATATACATTTAAACTTCTTTAAATAGTCATCTGTTAGTTCAGATTCATTATAGGTAAATTCTACATCAATCCCTAATGATGCAAAAGGAACTATCTGTCTGTGGTATTGCAGACCTGTTATTCTGCTACTTGTTACAACTAATATCATATTGTGTTTTTATTTTTTCTGTTATATTTTTAACCATGTACTGGACTGTCTTAAACGATATACCCACCAATGATCCCACCTTCCTATAAGTACCATGCTCAACGTACAGTTCAAGCAATCTGAACTCTGTCGGAAATCTCTTCTGTGCTATCTTCTTTTCTATCTTATTCATCAGTAATACTACATCTGAATGTATCTGATCAATGTTATCATCTTCGTATACTTCTCCTTTTGTTGTTGTTTCGCAGCTTCTATATTTCTTGTAGAAAGCCATGTGAGGTTGAGTATATTGGTAGTACATTATCTTATAACAGTATATCTCTAATGTCTTTTTATTATAAAGATTAACCAGGTATTCAATATCCATCTCAGCAACGATAATCAACAGTTCAGATAAGAGGTCATTATATAGGTCATCTCCTTTGGTAATGCGGATTGCAGATGACTTGACAGCTTTAGAATTGTAGATAAACAGAAGTATATCGTTTCTTTTCACATTCAAAGATACCTAATAAAATAAGAAAAAACAGATATCTGCTATATATTCCAAATTATTTTGCATTTTTTCTCGCTGATTATCAGTCAGTTATAATTATTTTTATACACTTATGTCGGGCGAATGTAAATAAGATATACATTTGTCCTATCAAAATCAAACAAATAATTTAAAACCCTAAACAAATGAAAGTATTAGATTTAATTCGCTACATCGCACAACATCCAGAATACAAAAATATTGTGATTAAGGATGAAGAAGACATGACACCATTAAATGCCATTAATTACTTGGCAAGTATTGATTTATCACATTATGATAGTATGTCTTTCCATATCTGTGGAACTTTAGAAAAAGATACATTACTTATTTGGTAGAAATATAAATTTATAAATATAAATATGAAAAAAGCTATTAGTTTATTAGAAAAAGAAATTGAACGCAAAAAAGAAGAGCATTATAGGTGTAATAAAAGTGGAGGAGGTGTTATGGCAAATGAATATAGTGAAGAACGAAAATATAAAATTAAAATATATGAAGAAGTTTTAGAACTATTGAAGAAATCATCTAATCAAACAAACAAACTATGATACTAATACAATCCACCACACATCCTGACCACAGATTCATAAGTTACTCTGCATGGATGAAATACATTAAAAACAGAAATAATCAATCATTAACCAAAACAATCAAAAACTATGACAAAAACAGAAACACAAATCAAAATTAACGAGCTGAT